GTAATATCACCACCAGCAGTTGTATCTTGTGTTGAGCCATAATTTTCTGTGACGGCACCTGTAATATCATCGGTAAGAGTACCAGTAACTGTATTAGTTACATTGCCTTGAACAGTTTTATTATAGTCGGCCGGCGTTTCAACTTTGATATTACCTTTTGAGGTAATTGTTAAAGCACCAACTGTTGTTGTTGAATAATCTTTAAATGCAAACACCGACAATTTATCCATTGTGGTTACTGTTAATTCGCCAGTAACTGTAAGGACATCACTTAAAGCAAGTGTAGTATTTCTTGCACCATCGATAACTCTTGCTTCGTTAGTTCCAATTCTTTGTGTATAGCTTTCAGTTACGTTTGAAGAAAAGTCTTGGCCAATTTCAATATGTTCTGAATTACCAATTTTACTTTGTCTTGAACCACCAATTACTTCTGTTTTATTACCTTTTACTTCCAAATGATAATTACCTTTGACAAGGTGTCTCATATCGCCATCAACTGTAATATTAGCTTGGCCCATAATATAGATATTGTCTCCACCATAAATGGCTGTATAATTATTACCAACTATTGTAAGTGTTTTATCGCCATTGGCTTGAAATTCTTGATTTGTTCCAGACTTATGATATGTACTAATTCTTTCATTACCAACTGTGTCATCAATTTCTAAAAGGTGACCACTTTCGGTTTCAATAACTTTATTAAGTGGATACGTTGGAAGTTTGTCACCAAAAGGTTTTGGCATATCCCATGTTGTACGTTCGTAATATGAATCAGCTTCATCTTGAGCAACAGAGGTAACTTTTTCTGGAACTGCAGTTTCAATTTTTTCTTTTCTTAAATTAACCTTATCAACATTAGGTGCATGGTCTTTATATTCATCTGGAAGAGCAGAATAAGGAGTATCTGGACCTTCTTCTCTTCTTGGATTTACACCAGATGGATCTGCAAATCCTGCTTCAGGACGGCCAGTTGATCCAGCTTCGCCAGGCATAGTTCCCATTATTAACGGTTGTTGCTTTGACGGACCATCTAAATAAAATCCAACAACCCATGAACCTTCAACAATTCCAGTAGCAGATTGTCCAATACCAGCACAAGAAGCCGACGTGACTGGCATAATTACTTGCGCCCAAGGAAGAGATTCTGTAGGAATTTTAGTTTTGTCTGCAATATGGTCGCCAAAAATACGAACACGCACACGACCCATACCTTTTGGATCAGCACGATCTTCAACAATACCCATAAAATAATTCATATTATTCGACACCGTATTCTTCTCCTATTCCATCAGTGCATATTTCTAAAGTTAGTGTGTATTTGTCAGACTTAAAATTATGGTTACAAGCTGTGACTAAATATCTTCCACTCTTTTTATTATCTATTAGCGATTCAGGACTTGATTTATCTTGCAATTTATGAGTTGGAAAGTTTAGCCAAATAACAGATCCACATTCAATATCCCATCTTCCAGCAATAGACATTTCATACATATACGTACTCAATATGCCTCTATAATTTCTTCTTGCTGATACTGTACTATTAAAGTCACTATTATAATTTAGAAACTCATCGCCAAAAGATGGACCAGTGTGATAAGACATAATATTTCTAGTCTTAAAAGTTTTTGTCATAGGAGTTTCATTTTCACCATACTTAAAATTTGTATTGATAGCTAAATTTTTACTAAGTCTAGGTTTTTTATTAAATTCTTCTTCACCATCAAATTCTAAAATTGAAGAGGTTTTATTAACTGAATCGATATTCATAAACGTAGCGCCATGAGTACCATACGTCATTTGATTGTATGCGTTACTATGTTGTTTCATATGAAACGTCTGTGGCTTCTGAAATATATTTCTTATTTCGTATGCTGCACCCTGCTCACTACCTTTTTCAGTAGGATTCATGTTTATAAAAAATTCTTCCATAGAATTTCTTTGAAACATCGTGTCAAAAGACTCTAAGCTTGTACCATTATTGAGAGTATTAACAACTCTTATAGGTACACCATTAGCGTCTATTGCTCTTTTTTCTAGCCATGAGATTGCATCCATTGGATTCATATTTGGAACTATGCATCGATAATTACCAGAGCACTCATCTTTATATCTTAATTCTACACCCAAATAATCTTCATAAATTTTTTCAATTATTTTATCAATTGTTCCTTCAAAGGCTTGAGATACTAACATTCCTGCGTTAATAAAAGCAGTTCTTGAAACAATTGTAAAAGTATAAGTGGCAACAAGTCCCGGAGGTTCATAGTCTAGACTATCTAATTTTGTAATAAAAAACTGAAACGTTTTTGTAATATCTAATCCATATTTTACAGTAAAAGAAAATAGCTCTTGGCCAGTTAAATTAAAACGACCCAAAACATTTTCAGCATCTACTAATTGAACTCTACCGTATAAAGCAATTTGGCCAATTGCTTCAAAAATACTGATATCAAACACCATATCAGTAACATCAAGAGCTTCACCACTTCCACCAACAATAATGACATCAGAAAGCTCGATGTCACCAGGCATTCTAAATTGATCAGGCACTCACAACTCTCCTAAACTGATCAGCCACTTTAGTAACAATTTCTGGTCTAATTACTTTAATTTTTTTATTTGCGTCATTTTTTTCTTTTTCATACTGAATAATAGTAACTTCTGAAGCACCACTTGTTCCACGTGGAACTGTAAGTCCGTCTTTCTCATAGTGATGAGCAGCATTTAATTCAGTTATGGCTGATCCAATAACAGCAATATCACCAGATGTTTGCCCTTGAATTGTTTCACCATTTGCAAAAGTCCCAGTAACATCTAAAACTCTTAAATATCCTAAATCACTACTTTTTGAAACGTATCTTGCTGTTGCGCCGGAAATCAATCCACGAACTGTTTCTCCAACTGTGAATTTATTAAAAAAGTCAAAAGTGTTAATTGTAAGAACAGTATGAGGATATACAAAGAAAAAAGGTCCAATAATAATCTGGTGTTGAATATAGTTTTTGAGATACGTGATCGGGTCTTTCACCCTCTTGAATGTCATAAAATCTATAAAACGTAATATCGTCTTTATATTCAGTTATAATTTTTGCAAAACGAAATGTGTCAACAATAGTTCTTGTTTGCCCATTGCCATCTAGATCGTATTCTATTTTTGGAAAGTACTTAAAATATTTCATTAAAATCCTCCATTCAGAATACTTTCTCTAGTCTGAATCTCTGTTTCTTGGAATGTAAGTGTAAGATCAACCTCTACTGGTTCACCACCACTATCACTAAAAAAGGCTGGACCGGATGCGCCATAACTAGTATTTACTGAGGTACAATAAGCTTTTGCAAATTTAATCATTTGAGAATCATTACCTCTTCTGGTAACAAAATCAACTTGAAACACATTTGGAAAAGTAAAAGCTGCAGATTGACCAGTAGAACCAATTGAAGGATATGCATTTGCTCTTACAGTTTTAATCAATTCATAAATTGTATTTGATTCTTGTCTATTAGTTGGCATCAATTTCCAAGTAAGAGATAATTGTCTAAGAGCTGGAGACTTAAATAGCATTTCTGTTCTTGGGTTTCTAGCAACACCAGATCTTAATCTTACCTGTTGGCCAACACCACTTCTTTGGGCCATTTCACCAGCGGTGGCAGCGAGTGCCGCAGCTCCAGTATTTTTTAATCCTTCCACATAACCACCACCTTGCTGATTAGACTGAGCGGCAGATTCGGCTGCTCCAAAAAGTGCGCCAGCAAATAAACCTAGATCTTGATTATCGTATTGCAATCCATCTGAATATTGAATTGATGATGGTGCATACAAATATATTTGAGCTATACTGTCTTCAATACTACCAGCAATTTCTCTATTAGCTATTTTTTCACCGAGTTCAGTAAGAGTACCATCTTCATTTTGAATTAGTTTTTTGTAACTCATTGCTGTATCTGGATTAGCTCCAGATTGAACTACAGCTCCTAACACATTATATCTTTCTAATATAGATATACGTGTAATTACCGGATGTTTTTCTTTCAAATCACCCGGATAAATAAATTTTTGCGCTGCTGGTTTAGAATCTTTTTTTCCAATTCCTGGTTCTGGCATAGTGCTACACTCAACTGTTAAAATTATCTGCTGTTATTTATATGACTTACAAAGGCCGTTACAAGGTAAAGAACATCGCAAAATACAAAGGTAACCATAAAGAAGTGGTCTATAGATCGTCATGGGAGCGTGCTGTTTTTCGATTCCTTGATAGTAATGATGGCGTAAAAGAGTGGAGCTCAGAAGAATATGTTATACCATATCGTTGTGCTACCGACAAACGCATTCATCGTTATTTCGTAGATATTTATTTCAAAGACTCAGCAGGGCAGCAATGGTTAGTAGAAATCAAACCTAAGAAACAGACTGTCCCTCCAGCCACACCAAAAAGAAAAACTAAAAGGTATCTCAATGAGGTGATGACTTATATTAAAAATGA